GAATTCTATAGAGTTACGGTTAAGAATCGTGACCCATACGTTGAGAGGTTAGACCCACGCTCTGTTATCTATGATGCTGATGCAGATAAAGAAACATTACAAGATTCTAAGTACGCTGGTGTAGATAATTGGTACACAGTAAACGAGATTGTTGACAGATTCCAATTAGATGGAGATATTGTTGATGAACTTGAGAAGCTTGAGAGAATGGATGCTGACCATTATAATCAGTATAATTCTGCTTATGATGCTTACCTAACTAATTCAGACAACAAGCTTAAGGTTAGAGTTGTTGAATTGGAATGGAAGTCTTTGAAGAGAATTAAGTATAAGGTTTCCCCAAACAAGTTTGATGAGTCCATTGACTTCTATAAAATGGTTAAGGACGACTATCAACCTAAGAAAGGTGAAAAGATAGTTGACAAGGTAATCTCTGATGTACGTTACGCTATTCGTGTAGGTCATAAGATTTTATTAAAGTATGGTAGAAAGCCGAACATCATAAGACATGAGGAGAATTATGCTAACTGTAAGTTAGGGTTCTTTGGTATTATCAGAAACTCATTCAACAACCAAACACTATCTGTTGTTGATTCATTAAAGAATATTCAGATACTATACAATATTGTTATGTTCCAAATTGATTTAGCTATGGCTAGGTCAGGTGGTAAAGCATTAGTGTATGATGTTGCTCAGAAACCTAAGAATGTTCCATTAGAGGACATTATGTATCATGCGAAGAACTCAGGTCTTGTTATTATCAATACAAAGGCAGAGGGAATGCAGAACAATACGTTCAATCAGTTCCAACAAATTGATATGACTTTATCTCAATCAGTAGGTCAGTTGATTAATTTGAAAATGATGTTGGAGCAAACGGCTGATCAGTTAACTGGTATCACAGCATCTCGTTCGGGTGTTACTAAATCAAGTGATGCGGTAGGTGTTAATGAGAGAAGCGTAATGCAGTCTACTTTAATTACAGCTCCATTGTTTGATTTACATTACGACCTTGTTGGTGAGGTAATGAATAGTGCCGCTAATATGTTTAGATACTGTTGGTCGGAGGAAGACAGAATGATGAATGTCTTTGGTGATATGGGATTCCAAACTTTAAAGTGGGATAAGTCTTCTGCTTTAGATGAGTATGGAATATTCGTAGAGAACTCAGCGAAGGAATTACAGAAGAAACAATCTATGTTCTCATTAATGGATAGAATGGCGGCTACTGATAGCTTAGACCCTATCGCATCTATTAGAGCGTTAAATGCTGAGTCAGCAACAGAAGTTGAATCTATCCTTACTCAAGGAATGGAGGCTATGCAGAAAATGCAACAAGAGAATAAGAAGGTTGAACAACAACTTGCCCAGGAGAAGAACGCTCTTGATAAAGAAAAGATTGGTATTCCAATTGAGGTTGCTAAGATTAAATCTGAGACTGACATCAAGACTACAGCTATGAAAATAGAAGGTGATGCACACTTGGAAGAGTTTAAGTCTGATAGGTCAGAAGACATGCAACAAGTTCAGTCTAAAGACAACTTAGACCAAATGATGATGGAGCAAGCTAATGCAGAACAGATGGCTATGCAACAACAAGCACAGCAGGCGCAACCACAACAACAACAAATAGAAGAGTAAATTTTAAATAACAATTATGAATAACGAAGGAAAAAGAGAAGAAGGACAAGAAGGTCAAGCTCAAGAAACAGGGTTCAATCCTGATGCTTTTGCTAGCCCATCTCCTATTAATGCAAACAATGAAGGTTCGTCAAACAACAATGGTAATGAAGGTAACACTTCGGGAGAAGGTTCGGAAGGAGCCAGTGCTAGCAGTGATTCTAGTGTTAGTGGCAATGATAATGGAGATAGTGGTAATGATGTGTTCCATTGGGGTTCTGACCTCGGTGATGCTACTAACGGAGGTACACAAGGCGATGGTTCGTCAACGGAAGCTCAGGCTCAAGCTAACGGAACGGAAGGTTCTGAGAGCAGTGGACTACAAGAAGAAGGTAAAGAAGGTGGTAATCCTAATCCCGATACTAGCGCTACTTCTCAGAGTTCTGAAGGAAATGCTTTAGCTATTTCTGATGAGCAGTTCTCCGCTTTCTCAGAGGACTTTGGATTGAATGCTAAAAACAAAGAAGAGTTCAAAAATGAGCTTAAGTCAATCCAAGAGGAGAATGAGAGATTGAAAAAAAATTACCCAAAAACTAACGAAAAGATTGACACTTACGAAAAACTTGTTAATTTAGAGGATAACGAACTCGTAAGGCAAAACTTAATTGCCGATGGATTTAAAGGAGAAGACCTAGAGAATGCTGTCGAAAGATACCTAGATAATGGGTTGATTGACATCGAAGCAAAGAAAATCCGCAATACCTTAAACAACGCTATTGCTTCTGAAAAGCAAGCAATCGTTGATTCAGACGCTCAAGAAGATGCAAAGCAGATTCAAGATCGTGAAGAAGGTATAACTAAATTAAACTCATTTCTAAGTTCAACGGACGAAATGTTTGGGTTTAAGATGGCTGCTCCTGAGAATATCGACAATGTTCGTAAAACTCACCAAGAGTACATCACTAGCGGAAATTTCTTACAAGAGATCACAAAAGATTCTAAAGCACTTGCTGAATCAGCATGGTTATGGCGTAACAAAGAAGTAATTCTTAAGGCTATGTTAAACCAAGGATTCAATAAGGGCACAGCTAATGTGATTAATCAAATAGGTAATCCTGACCCAGACGCAGGCACGAGAACTTTTGTAGACCCGAAAGACGGGACGGAGTTTGATGCTAAGAAGTTCGCCGCGAGGTAAATTAGTATATTTTTAAAAACCAAATAGTATGAAGTTTCACAAAGGAACATACGGAAAAGAAACTATCGAATCGAATTCGTTAGTACAGAATCTCTTGAAATACCCAGAGATCGCAAAAACATTAATCAGACAGTACCCACAGTACTCTCTTAACTACTTTGTAGATGGAACATCTCGTTTCGCTAAAAGAAGAGTTAGTTGGAGACAATGCTTTTAGATGGGCTATCTTAGGTCGTTTAAATCAAGCTTCTACTTTAACAGGTGGTGGTTCTGGTGACGGTTTAGGATTAGGAATCTTCACTTTTGAAACTGAAGAGAACTACTTAAACCCAAATGATGTTGTAAGATTCAAGGATGGTACACAAGCTATTATCTTAGGAGAGCCTACTTCATCTGCAGGTGGTTACTTATTCAGAGCGAAGTTACAGTCTAACGACTCTTCTAAGTCAATCGATAGACCTTCTAACATTGCTTCAGGTTTAACAACTAACACTGTTGGTTCTGCTTTCCCTGAAGGTTCTGAAAGAGGTTACGAAAACCATGTGTACCCAGACTGGTATGTTAACTACTTAGGTATTAACAGAAAGGCTAANAGTATCACNGGTGATGCGTTAACTGATATTACTTGGATTGAGAACAACGGACANAAGCTTTGGTTCTTTACTGACCAAAAGTTAATGGAAGAAGAGTTCTTATACCAAAGAGAACTTGATGATTGGTACTCTCAATCAACTATGGATGCTAATGGTAACCCAATGGTATTCGGTGATGATGGAAAGGCAATCATTAAGGGAGATGGTATCTTAAGACAAATCGATGCGGCAAACGTTGATACTTACAATGGTACTTTAACTGAAGAAAGAATCACTGATTTCTTAGCTCAGTTATCATTGAACACTGGTGAGTCAGGTTCACATTGGATGGTATTTACCGGTACTGCTGGTATGAGAGCTTTTGATAGAGCGATGAAAGATTTAGTTTACCCTTCAGGTAACTTTATCTACGATCCTAAAGTTGGTGGAGAAACTGAGCTTGGTTCAGAATTCAAAACTTACAACTCAATGGGTCACAAGATGACTTTAGTGAAGTGTCAGTTATTTGATGACAAGCAATTACATACTGATATTGACCCTGCTACTGGTTATCCAAAGGAGTCTTTCAGAATGGTATTCTTGAACTTCGGTACAACTGATGGTGTATCTAACATCGAGAGAAAAATCAAAGGAGCTGGTGGAATTGACCGTTCTATGATTGTGAAGTACTTACCAGGAATGGTAAATCCATTTGACCAATCGTCAATGATGGCTGTTACTTCAAGAGATAGTTTCACTTGTGAAATCTTATCACACTCTTGTATCGTAGTTAGAAACCCACTTTCATGTGGACAATTGATTTTTGCATAATATTGAATTTTTAAGGTAAAGGAAAATGGAGACAGTTTTAAACAGTGCTCAGATAAAGAGTTTGACAAAAGGTATAAAGCAATCAGGTATAGTAGAGGTGCGTTTGGTTAATCCCAAGCGTACCGGTACTATCACCGTTAGAGGTTATAATGAGATAGACCAATATGGTTCTCATTCATGGCGTGAGCTTGTAGATAGTAAGGGACATGTTAGAGTGGTTAAAATCCAATCTAAGAGAAACTTGAATTTACAGAATGAGAATGATCGTATTCTATATGCTCATTTAATTAAGAACAAGCATTTTGTAACTGGACCAACTCCATTACTAAAGCTAGTTAACCTTGAGGTTGAAGCGGACAACTTTATTTCTCATAGAGAGATTAAGTCAGATGCGGAAGCAATCATTAAGAAAGCTTCTGAAAAAGAACTTAAGGACTTAGCAAGAGTAATGATGATTGGTATTAGACCAGAATCAAGTGCTAACGTTTTAAAGCGTGAGTTATATGCGTTCATTGATTTACAAGATAATAAGCAAAGGATTTCAAATGCTGAAAATTTAGTAGCAACAGTTAATGCTGATGACTATGAATTGAAGGTAGTCTTGAGAGATGCTATCGGTCTTGGTATAATCAAAGAATCATTAAACCGATTAATGTACAATGGGATTAACCTTGGTACTTCTTTCGATTCACTTGTTGAATGGGGGAAAGCAAACAAGGATTTAGTTTCAGAGATTCAAAAACAATTAGGATAAGATGAACATAATTGAAATGCACGAATTAGCCGATTTGCTAATAGATAAAGCAAACGCTCCTTGGTTCACTCCTGAAGAGAAAGATGAGTTCTTAAACCTTACTATTAAAGGTTATACAGATAAGAACTATCGTCTATTCGAGAAGGATGAAGAGGTGAGAGCGAAACTAAATTCTATTGTAAGAGTTGTTACTTTTGGTGCCATTTCACAAGTTGATCTTACTTCTATTGTGGATTTTAGATATACGTTGAGATTAAAGGGTACATTCCCTAACAATTGTGGTAGAGACGTTTCACGCAAGATTGTACCCGTACAATGGGATGATGAAGCTGAAAGTCAAATAGACCCTTTTAACAAGAACGATAACGAGAATCCAGGATATACTCAAAGAAACTTGGTAGGTACGGGGAATGTCTTAGACATTATCTCCGATACCACACCATTAGATGTTTCATTGACATATCTAAAAACACCGGTTGATGTTTTAAATGACGTAGCTAACCCTTCTAATAATGTTGATTGCGAGTTACCCGCTAGTACTCATGAAGAGATTGTGAATCTTGCTGTGAGAAAGATGCTAGGTACTGTTGAGAGTCAAACTCAATATCAAGTTCAGGCTAATGAAATTGTTGACCAAAACCAAAATAATCAATAAGTATGGAAAAGTTCAAGACAAAGAAAGAAGCTCAAGAAAAGTTTGAGGAAAAAGGGATTGAGTTCCCTAAGTATAAATCCGGTGCTAACGAAGGAAAGATTAAGGGAACTTTAGATTCTCTTACTAAAATCTATTCTGATGCAGTTGCAGAGTTAGAGCCAAAGGTTGAGGAGGAAGTAGTTACTCCAGCACCAGTTGTTGAAACTGAAGACAAACCCGAAGTAGTTGAAGCTATTGAGGAAGTTACTGAAGAAGTAATTGAAGAAGAGTCTAAGGAAGAAGTAGCTGAGGTTGAGGTAAAGGTTACACCTGTAAAGCCTAAATTTCATAGAGGCCAGCCAAAGAGGTTTAACCCTATGTCATTTACAAAATTTTAATTAACCATTTTAAATTAAATAGCCATGACTGGTAGAAATTTTTTCGCAGTAATTAATGAGGATGGGGCTTACACTCCTGCTCCAGACGCTAACGGTATATTCTTGTTAGCTCCAAATTATTCAGTTCCTTCTTCTTACTTGAAGGGAGCTAATGTTCAATTAATAACTCCTCAATCGGGTACAGCTGGTTACTTAACTGTAACTATTGGTGGTACTTACGTTGTAGGTGACGAAGCAAGAATCACTATTGAATCAAACTTACCAAGCAGACAGAAGTTCGTAAAGAGCTACGTTGTTGATGTATTGGGAGGTATGACTAATGATGATATCGCTTCTGCATTAGCTGATAAGTTCTCAAGAGAATTAAACGCAGGTTTAATCGATTACCCTATTGCTTCTGTTTCTGTTGCTAGTAACGTTGTTACTATCACTCAGAAAGGTGATGACAAGAGAGGTTTAATCGGTACAACTTACACTGATTCTACTTTAGGAACTATCGTTAATGTTCCAACTCCTACTGTGATTTCTGAAGGACAACCTTCTGATTTAGTAGACAGAGGTATTGACTCTAGTGTTATCAATTTAGCTGAGTATGATACTGTTAAAATCGAATTAAGCATTGAGGTTGCTCAACCGTTTATCGATTCTAAAGGTGCTGTCGTTAAGGAGNTATTCTGGTACGGTGATCCAGTTGGTACTGTATCTCCAAGAGGTGCTGCTTTAAAGACAGCTATTGAAGCGTTATAATAAAGACTAATATCTAAATTGAAAAGCCTGTGTTTATTCACAGGCTTTTTTTTATTAAATTTAAAGCATGGCAACATTATCTCATTTCACTTATAACATCAGAAACATTGCTCGTTCTGGTCAAGGTAATTCAGATGACGAAAGACTGACAATCAGGAATATAGAGTTTTGGATTACTTATTGGAGGGCTCAAGGTCTTAACCAATTTACTGAATACGGTAAGGATATAAATCCTCAGCTGGTACAAGACTTAGGTATTGTGCCTTTAGTGGAGGTCGATAAGACAGATTCCGACTGTCCTGATGTACAATGGGGTTGTACAGTAAAGAAAGTAACTATTCCAAAATTCGTTGGATTCCCTGATAATAGAGCAATCTCATTCATGGGTAAGATTGATAAGAGAGAGCCATTCATATTCGGAAACGCAGACACAGAATATTATAAGTCCAATACTAGATTCGGAAATCTAATGACTAGGACTTCTATCATTGGTGATAGTGTTTACTTAGAACTTTCAGATAAAGATGCTGACTTAGAGTACATGAACATCAGAGGTGTATTTGAAGACCCAACAAAGGTTGATCAGTATGCTACTGCCGGTTGTAAACCAAAGTGTTTTGACAAAGAAATTGATGAGTACCCATTACCGTTTGAATTATATGTCTATATACTTGAGAATATCTTAAGTAAAGAATTGAATTGGACTGAACAAGCTGTAAACGACGAATTGAATAATGCAAGAAAAGACAACGAGAAGCTTAGATAATCGTGGTCGTGTTACCATGAAAGGTATATATGATGATGCTATTATAGAGATAAAGGCAGAGTTAAAGAAACGAGATGATTTAAAAAAGAGTACAGTAAGTTATAGGGAGTTTCATAATATTATTTCTACTTATATAAATAATATA